TAAATACCCACTGGGTATTCAGTGGTTTTGAATGTATGTAGCCTGTGTCCATCGGTGGATATAACTCTTTTTGGAGTAATACATACTCCCTGAATAGAAAATCGAGTCGGATCTTTCGATCTTGCTTTTAATATCCATTCCATTAAATCAAACTTCTCTGGGTTATACTTGTTTTTTTCGATGATGATAGTTTCCATTATAAACCCCTTTTCTGGATAGTTTATTGACATATCCAGGTCTAGGTTAGAAGTTATGAGTTAAAATATCTTCTTCTTTGTATAGTAGCCTTCTTTAATTCCCTTGCGTCCTTCTCAAATTCCTTAATCCTGTCCTTACTTGCGCCTAAACAAACAAACTCATAATTAGTGATCTTATTTGAATTATTGCAATGTTTACAAAGTGTTCTCATCTTCTTTCTCCTTTCATTTTAGATTTGATTAAGGGTTTAGATATATCCTAACGCTAACAACCATGATGGATGTCCATGTTCGCAATAACCATCAGGCTCGATCCCAGAACATCCGTCTATTGCCTTCCCGCTTGCATTGGAGACCCATTTTTCAAGGGTAGCAATACAGGGAGGCCTACATACTGTAATAGCGTCTGGATGTTTGATTTGATACTGTTCGAGAGTAATACTTTCCTTTAATACTCTAACCCCTCTTTCCTTTGTATATACCCTGATCTTTTCCATTTTCTTTTTTCTCCTTTATTTTTATTTTGTGTTCACCCTCTATCATTGCTTAAATCATGCCAAACTAAAAATGTGGAATCACTATGGAAATGTATATATTCTTCAATGATTTCAAAAGATGAAAATGTGGATAAATCCTTCGATGTGACCCATCCCTAAATTTGCACATTTCTGAACCAAGATATTGTACCAAAACAATCAGTAACTTATAAAGTCTAACTAAAAGCAATGTACGGTTTTTGACCAGCAGTTTTCTAATAATCGGTTGTGGATACCCTCTTGTGTCTCCCCTATTGACAAACACAAGATATTGGAGTATAGAGTATATCCATTAAGGGATTGTTACAATTTAACAGGAGTTAAGATCAAATGAGAGGCAATCTAACAGTAAAAGACAGGCGTTTCCTCGAAAAATATCTCCAGGGCAGACCCCTGCATGAGTGTGCTAAATATGCGGGGAGCAATGGAAAAGACAAGGCATCGTTAACAAATATAGGGTATCTCCATTTGAGAAGGTTAGATATTTCGATGGAGGAAACCCTGAACTTGTGCGGAATCACTGATCAAATCCTAACGGAAAAGTTAAATGAAGGATTGATAGCTAAGCGCAAGTATTATGGCACGTGGCAGGGAAAAGTCGTCGAAGGCAAAGAATATCCGGATGTACCAAGTCGATTGAAGGCCGTCGAACTCGCAGGCCGGATGAAGGGTGTATTTATTGACCGTCACGAGATCACGGGCAAGGACGGAGGGGATATTACACTCCTGATCAATCCCTCAAAGACCAAAAAGGGAAAAGAGTCGGTCAAGATGGACCTGGATTGACAAAATGCTGAATGCAGGACTATTAAGGGTTTGCGGTCGATGGATTATGTCAACTTATAATGTTAACGTTAAACATTGGGATTTGTGGCACTAAATGGTTGTCATATTATACGTTATCGGACATTGGGAATTAATGATGTTCAGGCACGTGGGCAATGATCATGCCAAATAATATTGATGCAGGGCTGGTGAGGGTAGGGAAGGATGCAGATCAATACTTAATACTGGCCACTGTATCCAGGAGCCTAGAATCAAAAACCCATGAACGACCCCCCTCTGGCGGCGGTATAGGTATAGTAAGACCATCCTCACATATTCCACTCTCCGTCAATGCACCAAAAATTTCTCCCTCACGAATTGAACCGAAAATTTCTTCTTATGAGGAACTACCTAAAATTTTTCCTTATATAGGTCTACAGCTGGTAGTAAGTCGTTCTCGGAGGTGGAATTGAGGCAAGGATACAGAAAGATGGGGAAGGGAATGTAATGAGTGGATGTAAACGTTGCTCCATTTGTTGTAGGGTGATGCCACTCAGGATGGAGCAAGTAGGTTTCGATAAGAAGTGGGTCGAAGGGAGAGGCGGGATTATCGTGGGAACGCATATATACATTCCATCTCCATGCAAGTGGATTACCGAGGGAAATGTATGCAGCATTCAGGATGAGAAGCCTGAGTGGTGCAAGAAGTTTCCAACGCAGATCGGGCCACAGCCGTGGCTGATAAATATGGGATGTAAGTTTTTTGATTGAAGGGTAATGGGTAAGTCTGTAATTGAGGAATAATGGGTAAGCCTGTAGAAGTTAGTTTAGATCCCTCTGAGAACCAAGAAGCTTTTATCCGCTCCACGGTGCTTGAGAATTGCTTTATGGGTCCGAGAGGTGAAGGAAAAACGGACGGGGGGATTATGGCCATGACCTACCATGCATCCCTCCAGAATATAAAGTACCGTCCGATCCCCTGGGCCATCGTCCGTGACACATGGAAGAATCTCGAAAGAACAACGTACAGATCATTTATGTATCCTACCAACCCCAAGTCCCTGGCCTATCAGCTCCGTGGGCGGATAAGAGAGCGTGATGGGGGCAGGCAACTCAAACTTATAGATGGGAAAGGTAATGCCATCTGGATTGCGTTCCTGTTTGGTATGGATACCCCTGGGGATCTCAATCAGCTTCTCTCCATGCAGTTAGGTGGGCTCTGGGTTGAAGAAGCCGCACCTGCGATGCAGGAGGATATAGGGACGGGGATTGCTGAGGAAGTTTGGACTCTCGGTATTACCTCCCTTCGTCACACACTTATGACTGAAGAAGCCGTAGAGTTTCTTAAAGAGTGGAGAGGGCATAGTATGTCTCCTACAGTCCTCAAGCATGGATTGGAGATAGGAGCATTAGCACGAACCCCCTATGGTGATGTAGTTCCCCGCAATCGCCGAGCCCAAGTCACGATGAACTACCCTTCCGAGGATCATTGGACGTGGATGCGATTCTACGATGACCCAGACCCTATGAGTATGGCCCTCTTCCGAATTCCAAAAGGAGAGAATCTCCATATTGACGATCAGTACAGAGAGAATATGAGAGTGGCGTTGAGGGGCAGACAAGACCTTCTTGATAGGTTGGTTGAAGGTAGACCAGCCCACGTTCAATTGGGAATTGCAGTCACGCCGGAGTATCACGAATCACTAAATGGAGGACCCTGGCATAGATCTGATAAGGTGTTCGAGCCTATGACCAACATCCCCGTCTTTCGTTTCTGGGATGGGGATTTGCATCCGGCATGCGTGTTTGCACAGATTACCCCCAGAGGAAAGTTCATCGGTCTCGACACAGTGAGGGCACCTGAGACAGGGATGGGCATGAAGCAATTCTTGGATCAGCTTGTGAAACCTCTGATTGCCAATCGTTATGGGAAGATTGAGAAATGGAGAGATCTCGGAGATCCAACACTCAGGGATCGAGACCCTTCCGACAGTAGTGTGACTGCGGCTGGGATCATCGAGAGTGAGCTAAATACTACTTATGAGGGGGGAGTGTTGCGCTGGGGGCCGAGAAAGGAAGCCATGAAAGACCTTCTGACGAGAACCCTCTCCAATGGGGAGCCAATGTTTGTCCTCAGCAAGCATGAGAAATTGATGCACCGGGCACTCAGTGGGGGATGGCATTATAATAAGTCGGCAACGGGCAAGATCAGCGAGGAGCCAGACAATTCCGATATCAACTCGCATCCTGCCTCCGGACTTTCCCATGGGATAGCTAAGATTTTCAAGTACCAGAAGGAGCAACGATTCACGTTGCCTGCAAGCAGGAAGAAGATTGCAGTTGGGAGCAGCGTTCAAACATTACATTCGACAGGGAGATAGCTGACGATGGGAAATGGTAGCGAGGTGACAGGTGCTGGCGGAAGGCCGGAGACGGAAACGGAAAGGCAGATCCGTCTGGCGATGGAAGCGGAACGAAACGCAAAGATAAGGGCGGAGAATTGTATGGTGGAGATCAAGGCAGCGTTAAAGAAGTGGAACTGCATTATTGATCCGGTTATCCAGTTGTCCAGCAGGGGGATCAAGCCTAATTTTATGGTAGTTCCGAACATGGAAGGGCCTGTAGCGTGATTGTCTGGGGGATGGTATGAGTATGGATGCTAATCTGTGTCGATGTGGGAATCCTAAAGCCATTGATGAGCCTCTTTGCGTCAGGTGCACTTACTATCAGAAAGTGTTCAATCCTCCCGCTCCTATTTTCGAAAGTAAGAGGGAAAGGGCGCTCAAGGCTATATCCGATAGGAGAATGCTGAAGGGTGCTTCCAAGGTGATGAGGATCGAATGAGATGAAAAAAGGTAGATGGATGGAGATATTTACACGCAGAGAGAAGGATATCCCTGGACACTTTGAGAAGTCCGAAGGCAGAGATCACGGCCAAGGCTGGGCCTGCACCTGCGGATGCGGTAAGCGTATCCATGGGCGGAAGCATAGTGCTGGAGTCCCGAGGGATGAGTGTGCAGATGGGTTTGTGCCTACGAGTGGGGGGACGAGTGGGGTGTATCGGGAAAATTATCGGAATACATTTGGGCATGATTGACAGATGAGTGAAGTCGAAAAGAAACTCATTATTGATATTTTAAAGGCATTAAAAGGAGTGCAGAAGAAGTTACAAGAATTATTAAATAAGTAAACCTAACGCTCAATCAATACATGAGACTAAAGGGCAATTCCGAGAAATCGGGTTGCCCTTTTTTTATGGGAGAAAGATGGCAGACATCATCGACGATAAGGAGTTAGGTGAACGAGAAGAGGAAGCATCCAGACTTGCTGAGGAGGATGATTCCCATTTTGTTGAGTATTGCATAGAAAGTGCAAGAGAGTCCCGCCGGGCAAGGAAGGATGTACTCGATGCAATGTCCCTTCTCTGGGATGCCTATCAGAATATCATGGACTTCGGGGACAAGGAGGAATGGCAATCCAAGGTTGTGACCAACAAACCCTTCGCCGCCGTTGAGCGTGCAGTCGCCATCATCCGCAAAGCCTTCAAGAATCCCAACTACATCACCGTCGAAGGGGTAGGGTTGGAGGACGCTGACATCTCCGAGCAAATCAAGAAGGGACTCTCGTATTGGTTCTCCAGAATGAGTGTGGACTTTCCCCGTAAGTTCTCCAATGCAGCTCGGATGGCGATGGCGGTAGGAACATCATTAGAGATGATTCCTCGATGGGAAGAGGGGATGATTCTTGATTGGACAGAACCATGGAAGATCGCCCGTGATCCTGATGCCCTCCCAGGAGAACCTTGGTCGGGTAATTATTGTATCCACGAAGAATGGGTAGACCTATGGGAAATCATAGAGGATGGTAAGGATGGATACTATATTAATCTGGATGCAGTGAAAGAAGGAGGGGCTCCTACTGACGAGAAAACCTCTAAGGAGGAAATTGAGAGACGAAAGAAGATGTATTGGGAAAGAACCAAGTATCGAAAGTCTGTACTCGTTCGAGAGTTCAGTGGGGTAGTGTTGGGACGAGACGGAAACCTTCTTCTCCCTAATGCAAAATATACGATAGCAGGTGAAGTGCTGATTCGGAAGCCCTCTGTCATTCCCTTCGTGAATATCCGATGGCCCGGCTCCTCCTTCGCTCCAATTCCCCATATCCTGCGGTATGATGGCAGAGGGCTTATCGAAGGTGTGTTCGATCTCTGGAAGATGCTCAATAAGATGCTCTCCCTCACTATGGATGACTTCAGTTGGGTTGTGAATAGAATGAGGGAAATTATCCCTGAGTGGCTTCTTGATCCTACCGATCTGGAATTCTATCCTGGCAAGGACATCTACCGTACTGCAGATAGCCCTGATCGCCCAGTGGTTAATGATCTCCTCACTACATCCAGTATCGATAAGATTCTCGCCGTAGCACAGTACATGGCTCAACAGATCGACAATGGGGACTTCGTAAGTGAGTTTGTGAGTGGGCTTCCTGGCTCCCGTTCCCAGATTACCAAAGGTGAAGTAGAAATTAAGACAGAACAGAACCTTGGCATTTTTGATTCTATCGGGGATGAGGTGGAGAGCGGAGCTATCAATGTTGGGTATGCATCATATGAGACTATGATTCTTAACTGGAATGCCCAATCCAAACCCTCTCCTGCTAGAGTTCTTGGCGACAATGAGTTCACCCGTTTTCTTGAAGGAGCCTCTCTGCAAGAGAAGAGAGATTTTCTGCGGGAGGGTGCGGATGTAGGCATCACTGGAATCTCGGCTCAACTCCAGCGTGCGGAGAAGGCAAAATTGCTGATGGCTCTCAAGCAGTATGCTGAGAGTGCGTTGTTCAACAAATACTTCAAACCCAAGGAACTTATTGTTGAGACTGTAGGGGCACTTGGGATGTATAAGCCACCCTTCCTAAAGACTGAGGAAGAACTGCGAAAGGAAGGTATAGGCGAGAGTCTGGCGCAGATATTAGGTGAGCTTGCCGCTTCGGGTGGGCCGGAGGTACAGGCAAAGATACAGGAATTTATCCAATCGATCGGTGGGGGAGGAATGGCTCCTGAAATAGGTGGCCCAGCTACTCCTCCAGGTAACGGCGGAGGGGCAGGTGTGTTGCCTGCTGAAGCGCCTACAATATAGGAGGATTAAAAAATGGCTACATCTCTGTCCCCAAGTGAATCTCCCAGTGAGAGTCCAAGTATATCACCGAGTGTGAGCCCGAGTGTTTCACCGAGTGGATCTCCAAGCGTAAGTCCATCAATGTCTCCATCAGGAAGCCCAAGCGTGTCTCCATCTGCATCACCAAGTGTGAGTCCATCAGGAAGTCCTTCTGTATCCCCCTCAGTGTCGCCGAGTGCATCACCATCCATGTCTCCGAGTGCATCCCTGTCTCCTAGCATGAGCCCGAGTGTATCGCCAAGTATATCTCCCAGTAGGAGCCCGAGTGTGAGCCCAAGTATGTCGCCGAGTGCGTCACCCTCTAAGTCTCCAAGTGTATCCCCGAGTGCGTCTCCCAGTGAGCAAACATTTGTGGTAGTTGAGAGTGAGACATACGCTCCTATCAGGGGAACAATGGTTGCGAAATGGGAAGGACTCGGGATTGGGGGAAACGATATAGGCAAGGAGTTTCAGTGTCCTAACTTTCCCATCCGATCCATACAAGTGGTAGGCACCTTTGGTGGAGCTTCCATTACTCTTCAGGGTAGCAACATGATTGACAGCCCAGAGTTCTCCACTCTGAATGATGAGGGAGGGAGCGCCATCACACTTTCAGCAGCGGCAATCAAACAAATTCGAGAGAACACTTACTGGCTCAGACCAGTGGCTACGTCGTTGGGAGCCACTACGGATCTGGATGTGTATGTATTGTTCTCAACAGAGAAGTGAGC